GTGCCCGTAAAGTCTAGGTAGTTTGTGTTAAGCGTCTGCTTATTTGGAGCAGGAGTGCTATTTAAACTACCACCTGGAGTAATTGCCATTTTTAATTTGTTTTAAATGGGTTAGTAATTTATTTTCGTTTTTTAAATTTAAACGAAGGGGTTGTATCTAAATCAAGAGCTCTAACTTTAATACCTCCAGCCTCTATCTCTCCATGAGAAGATCTAGGTGACATGTCAATATTTTTAGTCTCGGCTACAGAACTTTTAAGAGCGTCGGCTTTACCTTGCTCGTAAAAATGTCTAGCGACAACATCAGGGTTCATTGCTGTGTAAATAGACTTGTGATAGTTAGCAGCATCTTTAATTTTCCCTTCATCATCTAGATGAGTGTTTATAAAATTATTAAGATCTGACTGACTTTCTTTTGTCTGTGCAGCATCACGAACGTTTACTCTAAATTTCTGATCACCAACTTCATATTCAAAACCTTTGAATTCGTTGTTGAAAACATCATCTGTTTTCTCTTCAAAATACTTAGAGCGCTCTTCAGTTACTCGCTGATTTTGTTCAGCCTCTTCGTTATATCGATTAAAGAAGTCCATTGCTTTCTGATATTCATCATTAACAACAGGCTTAGCCTTAATCTCATCATAATATTTAGACTTTTGCCCGTCTAAGTAGGTCTTGGCTTCTGCAACCTGCTCTTTTAAAGCCAACTTTTTTCTTCTTATTTCTTTTTCATCATCAACCTCTTCGTCGTAAGAAAAGCTGTCTTCCATTAAGAAATTCACTTCTTCTCTAGTTAGATGAGGTTTTGTTCTTTCATAATATTCTTGCAAAGCTGTTTGATTATCCATTTCTTTATAATCACGATTTAGCTTTACATAATCTTCTACACTGCCACCAGTATCGTTTACAAAGTCAACTAGTTTCTGTATATTTTCCGGTAATGCTTGACCAGTAGCTTCAGCTTTGTCTATAGCTGCGTTAGCTACATCAACAGTGTTACTTACTTCTTCTTGGACACTTTGTTCGGCAACTTCTTCATTTGTTGCTTCGACGTTTTCTTCGCGTATTTCTTCGCTAGCTCCGGATTCGTCGCGAACAGGTACCTCATCTGTGTTTTGCTCCTGAACGGCATTTTCTAATTCGTTTACTTTGTTCATATCAAGAACAATAGTACCATCATCTTTATAAGATACCGGTGAATCTTGTTCTACGACTTGTTCTTCTGTTGATTCGGTGTTTTGCACCTCTTCTACGTTTTCATTTTCTTCCATAATATAAAATATAAATTAGTTAGTTTATCTCGGGTTGAAAGTTTCCATACCGAATCCACCTCCGAGTATATCATTACCGGCAGACTCAAACTTTTTAGGTGGTCCACCTGTTTTTCTTTGGTCTATAAGTTCACTTTGTTGTGAAGCTTGTATTTTTGTTCTTTCGTCTTTACGATCTTCTTTTTCTTTTTCAGTTCCCTTTTTACCTTCAACTTCCATTCGCTTCAAGCGCATGTTAATTTGAAACTCATGATCCATAAGCTGCTTTTTAACATTAGCTTCATGTATCATTGTTTCTCGCTTAAAGTTTTCTTTAGCTTCTTCTAACGCTATTTGCGATTGCGTTATAGCTTGATTCTTTTGAACTTCAGCCTGAGCAGCTTGTTGTTGTGCTTGGCCTTGAGCCTGAGCTTGAGCAGCCGCGTTTTCTTGCTGTATCTTTTGGTCTTGTTTTACTTTTCTTTCTCGTCTAATTTTTAATAGTTGATTAGCTAACTTTATGTTTTTAATCTCTCTAAGATCAATAGCATCTGAAAGCTCTATCAATTGCTGTTGTAAAGCTTGTTGTATATTGTTTTCTAACAATTGTTTCTCTTCTTCATCAGGAGATAATTCTAAGAATATACCAAAGTCATAAAGATACATATTAGATACATCTTCTAGTGTACCTACGTTGTGAGCTCCTATTGACTGTATAAAAGCGTTTTTCATTGGAGAGTACTCTAGTATATCAGATATTCTAAGTGATAAAGCTCCAGCAACCTCAGAAGTTAAAAATAATCCAGCTTGTAATATATGTCTTGTAGCTGTGTTACTGTTAGCTGCCGCCATTTTTTGTATACCTACTAATGATCTTTCAGCTGGCATACTACCATCTCTAGCCTCATTGAGCCCGGTTACATCGCGTATCATCTGCAGATAATAGTTATATGTAGCTATTAAGCTTTGCATTTTTTGTCCACCAGATCCCGACTGTATCTCTTGTATTGGGTTTTTACCAGGATTAAACTCTCCGTTTTCATTTAATGATCTACCAATAACAGAACCTGTTTGGAAGAACATGTTTAACGCTTCCTGCGGATTATAATTAGTACCGTTACCTAAATCTATTTCAGCTAAACCATCCGCGTCTAAATAAACGCCATCAGGCACAAGTCTTGACATTACTTGCTGTAGCTTTAAGTGTGTTAACTGTATCATGTCTGCAAAACCAGTGATACGCTTTACCAATGAGTCTATACTACCGTTGTACATGCGAGGAGCTACGATATGATAATTCATTTTTACCTTATTGTAGTCGCTCTTAGGTCTAGCCATATTTTTAGCCATACCCCATTTTAATAACTTGTTAGACCCTAAGATTAAAGCTCCTTCATATAAAACTTCGACTTGCTTTTGAAGCTTTGTAAAATTATCTTGCTTGTCTGACGGCGGGTTAAACGTATCGTCTTTCTTTATAGCTTTGTCAGCTCCAGTTGCAGTTTGCTTAACTTTGTAAACGTTATTCATAAACGTTTTATAGTTAAAGTATAGAACTTGAACTTTGTTGTTGTCTGTTCTTTTACCAGTGTTATAGCCGTATTTGCTATTACCTGAATACGTATTATATTCTTTTACTATTTCTTCAAGCTCTGACTCTGTTAAATTAGGAAACTCTCGCACTAACTCGTTAACAGGTATGTTTTTAACCTCACCTATGTAGTACAGATCTTCAAAGTATGGATCATCTGTGTATGAGTACACTAGGTTTGAAGGATCAACGTAATCTATTGTTACACCTTCAGATGTATTAAAGCCAGTTTTAACAGCACCTATGCCTATAACTGTTAAATCATAAAAAAATCTTTTCTTTACAAGTTCATATCTATTGCCTTCCATTAAAACATCTAAAGCTTGCTCTTGAGCTATCTCAACAGCTTGCTTATAGTTTAGTTGCATGTGAAGCTGTAGCTCTTCTAGCGTAGATGGTAGTTGTTCTGGTGGATTGTCGAATACATTAACTTTAAACTTAGCATTAGCGTAGTGAGCTAAATCTTGAGTATCCATGTCAGCTAATATACCCTCCATGTAGGACGTACGCTTGTGCATTCCGTATGGATCTTGAGAATAAGCTTTTATTTCGTAAGCTCTATTTGACATACCATTAACTACAATATCTACAAACTTAGATATTATAGGTACAGGTTTCCAGTCTAGGTTTAAGTAGCTTAAGTCACCATTTATCGACAACTCGTCTTTATATTTTTGTATTGGCTGCTCACCTCTAGCGTAAAGTCTTAACTTATGAAACTCAACTCTATTATTAAGGTACCTATTACTATGTGAAAATCTGTCTTCAAACCATTCGTACTCGATAGCTTTTGCTACCTTCATACCGTATTCTATAGACATTTTCTCAAGATCACTTACTACTTGAGAAGGAAAATAATTTTTTACAACTGACCCAGCCATACTTATTTTTTAATTATTGTCGACGCGTAACCTTCGTTATTATACTTGGCTACACTTAGATTTAACTTCTGTCTTTCAATTTTGGCATTTGGTTTATACAAGTGTCTATTACAGGCCATTACAGCTAACCCGGAACTTATCGCGGCATCAAACTTAGTTCTTTTGTTTATATCAAACTTAGCCCAATCATTAAGTGTTTCATTAAAGTATATATTTCCATACACACCGTCACCTAAATGTCCAACGTGGTTTTGAATATACATTTCTATAGCTGAGGCGTGAGCCTGCTTAATGTCCTCGCTAGAGTTTGGTATTCCACCTATTTCTTTTTCAGCGACAGAAAGTTTATTCCAAGTTTTATCTGGTCTATTCATAGAGTATCCCCTATATCCTCTTCTTCTTAAATAATAAAGAAGTCTTGGCTTGTTGTTTTCAGCAAGTATTGGCATACCATAAAAGACACAAGCCATTAATACATCTTCAAAAAATATCTCTGCGGTTTGTGGTCTAGCAATATATTCTAAGAAAAAATGATTAGCAGGAGAATCCTCCATACTAAACTTTGTTAATCCATGTAGTGCGCCATTTGAACCACGTCCATCAACAGTCCCGCTAATATCGTAACTATCACAGCCAAAAGCTCCCATGTGTTCGTTTCCAGGATAACGTATTCCATTTTTTACTATTATTCTATTCTGAAGGTTTGACGGTGGAACCCAACTTACTTTAAACCTACCTTGTGGATCTGGATAGAATACAACTTGAGTATCTTTCAATCCATCAATCCACTGGAAGTTACCAACGTTAACTACAGCGTCTGTTTTTATTCCTTCGTTATAATCTATTTGCTCGTATATCTTTACAAGATTAAATAAGCTATTTTTTGTTTCATCTCTAAAAGCGTGCTCTTCAGTTCTAGGAAATTGTCGATAAAATTCGTTTAATGCGTCTTGATCACCTTTTAACCCTTCAGCTTCATTTTCCCAATGCTCTATAATGCCAATATCAATTAGTTCACCGTCGGGTCCATTACACTCTCGTGCTGGGGTATCGAATACTGGTCGTCCATACTCATCAATAAATCCCTCATAGTTCCATTCCATTGGGATAAACAAAGAATATAAACCAGAGCGTGTTTGACCATTTCTATTTCTTTCTGTTACGTTACTATCGGTGTATAACTTCTTAAAGTTATCACCACCCTTATCTAAAGCGTTTGACGTTGAACCCATCATACACTTACCTATTATTCTACTACCTAGCCTTAAACAAGTTTTTGTTACTCGCCAGTTGTTTAGTATATTATCAGGCCTCTCCCATTTACCACTTTCATCATGAACTAACAACGCCAGCTTCTCACCATCGTAGCTATTGTCTCCTGTGTTTTTCCAATCGATAGTCGTGTCAAGCCCAACTAGCTCTTCAAGCTTTTCGTTGCTTTGAATTTTACGTCTAGTAAATTTTGAAGCTGGAACCCTATAAGCTAATTCTGACTTTGGACGGTCCATACCGTCTTGAATTGGTTTAAAGAAAAAAGGATAGTTTATAGAAATAGGTACAACCTTGTCTGTAAACATTTTCTTAGCATCAGCACCACTTTTAGACAATATTCCATATCTAGCATCACTCGAAATTGTAGCTTGATTAACAGTTTCAGCTGAGCTCATAAAAGAAAAACCAGAACGTCTATTTTTAAGATAACACATTCCATAGCATCTTTTATCAGCTTTACACGCTTCCCAAAATATAAAGAACAGTCTATTAGCCTCTCTAAAATCTGGAGCGCCAACATCAATTTTGCTCCATTGTAAATACATATAATGGCTACCTGTTATGTAAGTTGGCTCATCATTGTTCGTAAACCAAAAGCCTTCGTCTCTACGCTTAAACTCTTCGTCTATAAGGTCGTACCATTGATCTTTTTGCTCCTCTGGATAATTTCTCCAGTCAAATATGTTTTTGAGTTTAGATAGCTCTTTAGGATAATCTATCCTTTTCCACTTGTTTTGTTGATGCATGTACACGTCTCGCGGTTTAGACGGCAGCCCAATTCGCAAACCTTGAATCTCAAGTATTTGTCCAATTTTTCCAGTTTTGCTAATAACCACAATATCATGCTCTTTATTGTATCCATATTTCCATTTATTAGTTTTGTTAAGACGACTAATAGTAGTCTTCTTAATTGGTTCAATTATTTTATATAAAGTCTGCTCGTACATTATTTCGATCTGCCTTCCGCGAAGCCTTTAAATACTCTTTCTTTTTTCTCTTCAGGTGTCTTTCCTTCCAAAAGACCTTCTTCTTCTTGTATGCGGTTGAGGATTTCAAATGCATCAAATATAGCTAACTTTTTAGTAGCAGCAGCATTTTTCAGTCTATCTGCTGAAATATCATCATCACTGTCAACAATAGCTTCTTTAGCTACTTTAATCAACTCTTCGACTGCTTTATGCCCAGCTAGGATTATACGCTTCTTCGTTTCCTTGATATTCATATTTAATTGTAATAAATTTAGAGTACACTCTGTAAAGTCTTTTTCCTTCAAATACAAACTCGTATTCCGAGTTAGGTGTAAAACCTACAAGATCTCCTTTTTTAACACTGCCATCAGTATGTGTTACAATTCCTTTTAAAGGTTGTTCTTGCTCTGTTTCAAAATTACCAATAGTTTTAATTGGCTGAACAAAGCAAAATCCAGGCATAGGCTTCCAATAAGTGTTTTTGTAAAGAAATATTTGATCTTCATATATTATATATGTATCATCATCAAAATAGTTTTTACTATTTTTTTCTTTACCATACACGTCGGTCCACCTTCTGAACACGTTGTGATGTACTATTACAGTGTCTCCTTTACTAATGTTAGTGTTGTTGATTTTTGGTACGTTAATAACAATAGCCTCTCTGTTTGTAAATTGATGATTTTGTATTTCTGAATTAATAATTAACTCTTTGTCACCAATCTTACTAGTGTTGTTGTATCTACCTCCTTTAGGGGTAACAACAAAACCATAAACACTTTGCATTAGTATTGTAAATTATATTCTACTGAAATAGCCATATTCTTATTGAAGTCTTTCCAAGGCAGCACATCTTTATTTTTTTTGATATATATTGAAAACTTTTCATCTTCTTCAATAATATCGCAAATAGTGTGACCGCCATAAACCTCTTGCCCTACAGAGTAGTGCATTGAATCGACTTTGTAATCTTTACCTACTGTTATCTTTCGTATCAGTTTTGTCGTTTCCATTTTCATTGTATTTAATTGATCCATCCGTAATACTAAAGTCGTGTTCTCCGTACTTTTCTATTAGCTCTTCTCTAACAGTATTTATAAGTTGCTGAGCTTTACTAATATCGTGAAGTATTGCGTGTTTTTGAGCTTCAATCATACCTATCTGTAGTTGAGCTTCGTTTATTACTTTTACTATGTTTTGAAGTTTTTGTAATTCTTCTTTAGTAATAGTTTCTGGTCTAAGGCTTTCTACCTTAGGCGTCTTTCTTTTTGCCATAATTTAATTTAATTTAAGTTAATTGTTAATTGTGCTATATTTCAAAGCTAAGCACAAGCTTTATTGGATGAAGATTAAACCACTCTTCATCTTCTGGAGTTGGAGTAGAACCATCAGCGCCAAGAGCACTGTCAACAGTAATAGATTGACCACCACTAGCGAAAGTAGCGTCTATAGCTGTTATAACGCCATAACGTCCTCCTGAAGAAGTTATTGTATCTCCTATGTTAAATATTTTTTGTGCGTTAGCTGTTGATCCAGAACCATTATCTACTTTTATAGGATTTATTTCATCTGCATCTTCTACCGCTTGAAATACATTAGTGCTAAAGTTTAAAGTTGTGTTGCTAGCGCCAGTTGTCAAAGCAACGTAGATAGTATTAAAACCATTATCACTAAGCCCAGGCACGCCTTCAAGTCCTATAAATGGAATTTGATCACCACCACCACCACCACCAGTAGTCATTATGTTAAAGTTAGCTGGAAAAGCAACGTCGCTATTTGCGTCTATGTTTAAAGCAGCCACAACGTCTCTTCTACTGTTGACACCTGAAGCCGCGGCGTGTACTGTTCCTAAAGTACCTGGCGCAGATCCATCTGACTTTGGATTAGCAAAAAGAAGTAATAAATCACCAGCCGTTTGAGAAGCACCATCTTTACCTGATATTAC